GTCTTTAAACTAGGCAAATAACCAGCGTGTACGGGTTTAACTACTCCAACATATTTATTAATCAAAGCATCGTATATGGGATTTTCCTGTATGGGGTGCTTTTTTTATGGAGCGAATTAGATGTGTATGAGCCAAGGAGAAAAAATGTTAAAGAAAGTTAGTTTTTACAGTTCGTTATTGAACTTGCAGCGCTTTGCTGAAAATGGTGAAGGATCAGAAGGAGATTCCACAGGAAACGAAGACGATCAAGGACAGGAAAATCCTCAAGGCAAAGAAAATACAACCGAGCCGTTTAAATCTTTTAAAACCGAAGACGAGTTCAATAGCTGGTTTGATTCGGCTTACGATAAACGCTTTGAAAAGTCTTCGGAGACGTTAAAAGCCAAGTGGGAAGCGGAATCCAAACAGAAAAAGTCATATGAAAAGATGACCGACGCCGAGAAAAAGGAATATGACCTCAACCAAGCCCAAGAAAAGCTTAGTCAGCGTGAACAGGAAGTAACTATCAAAGAAAATCGTGCCAATATCACCAACAAATTAGCTGAAGACGGACTCCCGGTTAATCTTGCCAAAGCTTTCGAGCCGGCATTTTCCAATACGGACAATTTGGAAACTATCTATAAAGCAGTTACCGAAGGTTTTAGAAATGCTTTAAAAGAGGGCGTTGACAAGGCTTTGGCTGATTCGTCCACTGTTCCAGGAACTAGCGGCAGCGGGGCACAAAAATCTTCTGGTGCTGTATTTGCCGAATCCAATAACAAACAAAAGGCTGGTTCCAAAACTATTTGGGACACAGTCAAATAAATCAAGGAGAAGTATCTATGTACATTAAACCCAAAGTAGAAGTTAATCAGCTTAACTTTTTGGCCTCTCAAAAAGTAGTGTCGTTTACACAAACAATCGATTCTACTAATTACAACGTTAAGACCGATGAATTAGGTCACAAAGTGATTCCTGCTGGGACTGTCTTTCCAACTAACGACGATAAGGCAATCGGCGTTACTTATAACGAAGTCGACGTCACCAACGGACCTCAACCGGTAGCGGTTATCCAGGAAGGCTGGCTACTAGGTCAAAGATTGCCAGTTGTTCCAACCACCGCAGCAATCGCAGCTATGTCTACGATTCATTTCAAGGATATTGCCGATCTCAATACCGATGCCGGTAGCGGTGAATAAAAATAATTGGAATTAAAAGGAGAAATTATTAATGTTAAAAACAATTAATTTACAGCGTTTTGCCGACATTGCAGAGTTATTTTCGCAAAAAGATGTTTTGGATTACACCCGCAATCGTGAATATCCGGTTCTTTTGGGAGACTCGTTGTTTACTACACGCAAAACTCAATCACTCGAACTGGACGAGTTAACAGCTGGATCCAGGACGCCGATAATCGCATCGTTATCGGCTTTTGACGCCGAAGCGGAGATTGGCAGTCGGGAAGCTAGCAAGCTTTCTTTGGAACTTGCCTATATCAAGCGCAAACTTCAGATCAAAGAAAAGGATCTGATCGCCTTGCAAAATCCACGGACACCTGAAGAACATAAATACGTTCAAGGCCGCGTCTATAACGATATCGATGTTTTGGTTCAGGGTGTTTTGGCGCGTGTCGAAAAAATGACCATGGATGTTCTTTCAACCGGAAAGATTATCGATGAGGATTTGAATATTTCACTTGATTACCAAGTCCCAAGCGAACACCAAGCCACCCTGACTGCAAGCAAGACTTGGGATAACGATGGCGTTGATATTTTGGCCAATCTTACTTCCTGGTGCGATTCTTTGGATATTGCTCCAACCCGCGCTTTGACCTCTAAGAAAATCTATCGTCTGATCACGACTAATGCCAAGGTCCTGCAGGCTATTTTCGGAACTTCCACCCGTGCATTGAGCCAAACTGAATTTGACGCCTTTATGCAGTCACAGGGACTTCCTGTTATTCGTACTTACGACAATAAATATAAAGAGCAGGGTAAAGACGGCAAGTACACTTCCGAGCGTTACTTCCCTGAAAACCGGATTGTTTTAATGAATGACGACCTACTAGGCGAGAAAATCTTTGGACCAACACCTGAAGAAATCAGTCTGTCCGGAGATTCAAGCGTCAAGACCAGTCAATTCGGCAATGTCTTTGCCACGATCTATAAAGCAAGTATCGATCCGGTCGGTGTATGGGAAAAAGCTGCCGCAACTGCCTTGCCTGGATTTGCAGCGGCCGATGAAGTTTTCCAGGCACAGGTTCTCGCTTAATTTCAGGAGGTTCAGGCAATGAATGATACAGAACAAATTCAAGCCCTGATCACTCGATTGGGTATTGGCAAAGAATTGGCAACCGACTTCTACAACGATGGTGTAGCACAGGTTCTTGACTACACAAATCGAAAGAAGCTAGTCGGCAATATGCCGGTTTACGCTAAAAAGCTGGCCATCATTGCCTTCAACCGCAACGGAACCGAAGGCGAGACCGAACGTGTCGAAGGTGGCGTTACCAATGAATTCGAAGCCGGGATTCCTTTGAGTATTCGACAAAGTTTGGCCAAGTATCGCCGGGCTGTATTCGGAGAACTGCCATGAGATTAAAAGAGAGAGATTTAAAAACCGTTTATCTGCGTGAATTAATTCATGGCCAGGACGAAGAAGGCCACGATTTAAAACCGTCATGGGGAGAAGCGATCGAATTGCAAATGAATATTCAAAGCGCTGGCGGTTCGGTAAATGCTCAAATTTGGGGCAAAGAACTTAAGTACATTAAGTTCTGCCGTTATCAGGGCGACTTGATAAGAGAAGGCGTTAACGAGAACTGGGGAATTTGTTTGTATGTTACAAGTAATAGCGATCCGGATTATCTGATTGATTCGATTCAGACCTTTTCCACTCATAAAAACATTACCCTGGAAAAACGGGATAAAGGAGTCGGAACAAATGGCTGAAATCGAGATTAGAGGGCTTGACCGTTTGAGAGCTAAATTACAGCTCCTGCCGAAAATTATGAAAAATTCGGCTTACGATGCCAATTTCGATATCGTTGAAAAGGTCGAAGGCTATGCAATTAGAGAACTTCAATCGAGTGTCAAGCATGGAAGTGGTGAACTGGCACGGAGCTTGAAACACGAAGTAGTCAATAAGGAAGGCAACCTTGTCGGCCGTGTCTGGACCGATAACCCGGTTGGAGTTTACCGAGAATTAGGAACAGGACTTCATGGACAGGAATCGCCTAAAAATTTGCCTGAAGGACAAAGCATCGCTTATAGGCAGACACCCTGGTTTATTCCGGCCGAAGAAGTCGAAGGTGATTTAAACGCCTTGTATGGAATTCCGAAAATCGAGGTTAACGGCAAAGTTTTTTATCGAACCAATGGACAGCCAGCTAGGCAGTTTTTGGTTCCAGCGATTCAAAAGGTCGAAGACGAAGCACCAACCATTATTAAAAATCGTGTTCAAAGTGATTTGCACGATCAGTTAGGTTCCTCATGACAGAAATAATCAACATGAGTTCTAAAACTTTTCAGCTGTTGAAGTCTATCGACGATATTAAGCAGGTGGCAAGCAATTATCCCGACAGTTTTGCAGTTTATCCGACTGCGATTTATCAGACTTCTCATAAATCGCATTTTGTTAACAGCCATATGCAGGAGATACAGACGGAATGGACGATTACGGTAGATTTGTTTGTCGACTACGGCAGCTTAACAGATATTACAAATAAGCTCATATCGCTTTTTAGCGCTATGGGCTTTTTAAATGACACGGCCGGTCAAGATCTTGCCGGTATTACCAGAACAGTGATTCGTTTTACTGGAATCGTCGATAACGAGCTGGGCCGTGTCTATCAGAAAGGATAAAGATGAAAAAAATTAATTTACAACGCTTCGCCGGGACGGTCGATTCAAGTGCTGGACTGATCGCTACGGGAACAAAACTGGAATATTCGTCTAATGGTACTGCTTTTTCAGAAGTTGCCGATGTTCAGACAGTCCCCGATATCGGACAGGCGCCTGAAACGGTCGATGTTACTTCTTTGACCGATACGAAGCGCAAGAGCGTTTCTGGTTTGGCCAATGCAGCCAATCTGGCTTTTCAGGTTGTCTATAAAGGGGACAATTTCAAAGACCTGATCGCAAAAGACGGTGACGGTGTCCAATACCATTGGCGTGTTACTTACCCGGACGGAATGACGGCAACCTTCACCGGTTCGTTTTCATTGCAGATGGGCAACGTGGCTGTTAACGGGGCATTGAACTTTACGATCACGGTCGTTGTTTCAGATGGCCCCAACTTCGCTGCCGCTACAGCGCCAACAGGAGAATAAAAAAATTTGTCGCCTAACAAATCAACAGTTCCTTATGGGGCGGCCTTAATGGAGAAAAGTAATGGTAAAAAAAGCAACAAAAAGCCTTCAATTCGGCGGATTAACGCTGGAATTAAAAATAACTTCCCGTGATGTTTTAAATATCGAGAAGCGTTTGGGCAAGTCAATGATGAGTTTGTTTATGTCTGGTGACGGTTCGATGAAACTGCCGCCTTTAAACGAAATGCTGATTGTATTGCAAGGATCCAACCAAACGCACGGTGTATCCGACAGCGATATTTTAAAGGCTTTCGGCAAGTATTTCGATGACGAAGGCCATTCACCAATGGAATTATTTTCCGTGCTGACCGATTTGTTTCAGGACTCCGGTTTTTTCGGCAAAAAGGATTCGGCTTCGAAGACAGTTTTGGAATCGGCACCGGTCCTGGACAACCAGTCAAGAGAGGACAGCGACCTGCTTTAAAAGAAAAGTATTCGACCGTTTCAGAACTACTTTATGCTATTTATCCCTTATCGGTTCAATCCGGTATCAATGCCGAACAGTTTTGGGAAATGAATTTTGAAGAGATTATGGTCCAGACCTTGGCCAACAATCAAAACAAAGTTCAGCAAATGCGCATGCGGGCGATTATGGATCACAAGCAATCCGAATTGATGGCTTATGCCTTAAATGATCCTTCTAAGATGCCAAAAGCAGAAGAAGCCTATCCGTTTCTAAAACAGTTTGAAAAGGTCCAGGACAAAGTACCTGATTGGAAAAAAGACCAGCTGCTATTAATGCAGCAGGCTCAAAGGATTAAAGCGGCTAAAAGCTGAATAATCGGATAAAAAGATGAAAGGAGGTTAATCGCATGGAGCTAGAAGAACTCGAAGTTCTTTTCAAAATGAACACCAGCCAGATCCAGCCGATGCTGGACAAACTGCAAAGTTCTTTTCAACAAGCGCTCGGCAAGACTGCCGATACTGCTAAGGCCGGCATGGAAAAGACCGAAAGTGCCATGGATGTTTCCAAAGGAATGGCAAAAGTCTCCAGCCAGTTGTCCAAATTAAACGAGACAATCGGCAGTCACTTCAATCGTATGAAGACTACAGTCGACCAGGGTACTGCAAAGATCGATCAAACCAGCGGCAACATGTTCGGGCCGACAAAACAAAAAGTAGGCCAGGACCTTGATTCCGTTCTGGCAACTATCAATTCCAAAATGAATCAGGCAAAAGCTGCACAGGCCAAGATGCACGATCTGATGAATCAGAAAAGTTCTTTGGCCGTCGACCAGCAGACGGGTACTCAAGGCGTTAAGTTCGACAGTCAGATTGCTACGGCGCAGGCTCAAATGACCCGTTATCAAACTCAGGCCAGAGCCCTTGCTCAATCGATGAAAACGGAATTCAACGAAGTTCCCGATTCGCTCTATAGGATCTCTTCAGCAATGGATCAAAACGAGACGAAGATCAATGGTCTTAATTCCCGTTTGAAATCCTTGCAGGGAGAATACAAGGATGTTGCCGAAACGATGAATCTGATGGGCAACAGCAGCAAGCTGGAAAAGCAGAGTGCTTACCTAGAAAAATCGATGATGGGCGTTCGAGAACAGATTAATAAACTGGTCAGCTCAAACGACAGTTTGAACAAATCCTATGCCTACGTTTCCGATCGGGGAGAAAAACTGAAATCGGTCGTCGGCAGCCTGGATACGACACTTGCCAATAACTCCAAAATGGCCATGAATTCGTCTTCTTCGATGAGAAATATGGGATCGTCTATGAATGAAGCCGGCGGACGTATGAGAAAAATGGGCAATGATGGCAATTCATCAATGGACAAAATGGCTGCCGGTACGAGAAGATCTTATACGGCTTTGGGCGAACTGATTAGGCAGATTCGCTTTCTTCCGGCGATGCTGATTGTTTATGGACTGCTTTATCAAGGAGTCATGAATCTGGCTTCCGGATTTATGAGTGCCTTGAAAACCAACACACAGTTTTCAAGCAGCCTTAATCAGATTCAGGTGAACCTCCTTACGGCCTTTTACCCGATTTATAGTTATATACTGCCGGCAATAAATTCCTTGATGGCTGCTTTAAGCAAAGCAACCGCTTGGATTGCTCAGTTTGTTGCCGCATTGTCCGGCATGAGTTATTCGGCCGCCCGAAAAGGAGCGTCTGGGTTGTACTCGCAAATTCAGGCCATGAATGATACTTCGTCGGCCTCTAAAAGTTCGGCTGCTGCAATTAAAAAAGCCAATGAACAGATCGCCGCTTCCAATAAAGCCGGTGCTGCACAAGTCAAAGCAGCAAACAAACAGATTACAGCTTCCAACAAAGAAGCACAGGCCGCTTTTGAAGAGACGAAGAAAAAGAACAAAGAGCTGGCCGAGTCTCTGATGGGCTTTGACGAAATCAATGTACTCGACAAAAGCTATGGCAACGACTCCCTGCAGGCTCCGGAAAAACAAGCTCTGCAGACTTTTACACCGCAGGACAAGCAGACGGCCGACAGTTCCGACCTTTCTGCAGGCACGGGTGGACTGGATTTCAGCGCTCCTTTGAAACAATCCAATAATCTGCTTGGCGTGATTCAGGGATTAAAGAAAATCCTTGGCGAACTGTTTGATCCGATGCAGCAGGCCTGGCAGTCCAAGGGGCAAAAGGTCGTCGATTCCTTTAAAAATGCCTGGAATCAAATTCTGAAACTGCTCGGCGATGTCGGCCAGTCATTTCTTCATGTCTGGGATGGCGGAACCGGTGAAAAGATAATGGCCAATATTTTCGATATTATTGCCAATGTTTTCAATGTTGTCGGTAATTTGGCCGGGCAATTCGATAAAGCCTGGAAACACGGGGATGTTGGCACGTCGATCTTTAAAACGTTACTTGGTTTTGTCAATGATTTTCTTTCGGCGTTAAACGATATGACATCAGCCACAGCAAAATGGGCTTCTAAGATTGATTTCACATCGTTATTGCAGTCAATCGATGGTTTGTTAAAAGCCATCCGGCCAATCTTGAAAGATGTTTGGGACGGACTGGACTGGGGTTATCAGCATGTATTGCTGCCGTTAGCAACATTTACGATTACCGATTTGATTCCGGATTTCTTCGATCTAATCAGTGCAGCTCTAAAAGTAATCGGCAGTATCATTAACGCTTCCAAACCGGCTTTCAGCTGGTTTTGGGATTCATTTCTCGAACCTTTGGCAAAATGGACCGGCGGGGCGATCGTTGGTGTTTTAAAAACGCTGACTAATGCTTTAAGCGGCGTTTCCGGATGGGTCGACAAGCATCAAAAAGCTGTCGAATTTATCGCCAAAACCCTGTTACAGATGTTTACCTTTAAAGTCGGTTTTGGTGCTTTGAACACGGGTGTCGGCCTGATTGGAAAAATTGCCGATAAAGCAGTTATTCTTGGTGGCAAAGGGAATGTCTTGGCCTCATTTTTTGGAAAGATTACCGGTTTAAGCAGTTTGAAAGAAGCTGCTACCAATGTTAAAAGCTTGTGGTCTTTAGCTTCCATGAAATGGGAGGATTTTGCTAAAGGTGTTACTGATATGGCCAGCGCCATTAAGAACTGGTCTGCCTGGTCGAAGATTGCTACTGCTGCTCAGGCGGCATGGAATGCGGTTCTTGCAGTGAATCCAATCTATTTGGTCGTGGCGGCAATTGCTGTTTTGGTTGCCGGGCTCGTTTGGTTCTTTGCGCAAACAAAGACCGGACAGAAAATCTGGTCTGATTTTATCAAGTGGCTGAAGAATGCCTGGACGGATATTCAAAAGTTTTTTGTCAATCTTTGGAATGCTATTGCCAAGTTCTTCAGCGATATATGGAACGGCATGAAAACGACTGGTTCCAAAGCCTGGAATTGGATTTCTGATGCCTTTAAAAATACTTTCAATGGCATCGGATCCTTTTTCCGCAGCATTTGGAATGGCCTGTCCACTTTCTGGAACAATATCTGGGGAGGTTTGAAGTCGACCGGGTCCAACGCTTGGAATTGGATTTCTAAAACAATCAGCAGCGTACTGGGTGGCATTAGTTCGGGTTGGCGTTCTATGTGGAATGGCATAGGCAGTTTCTTTACTGGTGTTTGGAACGGGATTAAAAGCACAGTTAAGACTGCTATGAATGATGTCATTGGTTTTATCAATAGCGGTATTAAAGGGATCGATTCGGTCATTCATGCTTTTGGCGGTTCTAAAACAGCCATTGGATTGATTCCTAAATTTGCCAAAGGAACTCCTGGAGCACCAAAAGGCTTGGCAATGGTTAATGATGGCGGCGGTCAAGAAGCCATCATCGACAATCAGAAAAATGTACATGTTTTAGATGGAGAAAATCAGCTTGTTGATTTCGAAGGCGGAGAAACGGTTATTCCTTATGAAGCGTCAAAGTCTTTGTTAGGCAATGGAATTAACCATTTTGCCAATGGAACTTTTGGCTGGCTTTCCGGATTTGGCAACTGGATAAAAGATAAATGGGAATCGATTACTAAATTCATTTCCAATCCTGTCAAAGCTTTGCAAAACATTGCCGGAGACACGATCAAAAGTTTATCCGGCGGCAAATCCAGCCTAGTTTCCAACATCGCCCCAGCTTTGGGCGGTGGCTTGATAAATGGTATTGCAGCACCGTTCAAAAGCTTATTGAGTTCCTTTAAAAGCAAGCACGATGCAGAAGACGAATCGCCAGCCGGATCTGGGGTCCAACGCTGGAAAGATACGGTTAAAAAAGCGTTAAGCAAAAATAATCTATCTACCGGTACTTCAATGGTCAACAGAATACTAAGGCAGATCCAAACTGAATCAGGTGGCAACGAAAAAGCAGTACAGCATGGCTATACCGATGCGAATTCAATCAGCGGCGACTTGGCCAAAGGCCTTATGCAGGTTATCTCTGCTACTTTTAATCATTATAAATTTTCAGGATATGGAAATATTTTTAAAGGTTACGACAACCTGCTGGCTGCTTTGAACTATGCCAAGCATCGTTACGGACCGTCTCTCTCTTATCTGGGACAGGGCCACGGATATGCCAATGGTGGTCTAATCGATAAGGACGGAATGTATCGGGTTGGCGAAGGAAATAAACCAGAGATGGTGCTTCCTTTGACTGATACTCCTAGAGCAATGGAACTTATTAAACAGGCAATGAAGTTTATGGGCCAAACCTTCGGAAATGGTTTGAAAATGCCGTCTTCTCTTACCAGCGAAACTGATTTAAACAGTTTAAACGAAGCAACTGGCAATCAAAGCAGCAACAATCAGGGAGGAATTAATCAATTCGGCTCAAATATCGTTAATGCTCTGGTTCAGGCTCTACAGATGAATACCGGAAACTTGGCTACCAACAATCAACCGGTCGATTTGAATCTAACAGTTCAAATTGGCAATGAAACGATTGGCAATGCAGCTATTAAAGGAATAAACGAAGTTAATCAAAAGAACGGAAGAAACATGCTGAAACTATAAAAGGAGGCGGTTAAACTTGGCACAATATGCTTTATCGATTAATGGGGCACAGGTTAAAAGTCCACAAACATTGGAATGCGCCGTCCAGGATATCGATGCAAAAGCTGACCGTGACTCCAATGGACTTTTGCATCGGGACCGTGTTGCTGTGAAAAGGAAGCTCTCTGTAAAATGGGGGCCTTTAACGGTCAGTGAATGCAAAACGATTTTAACTGCCATGTCTGGGCAGTTTTTTTCTTGCACTTATTTGGATCCTCAGGAAGGTGCTTTATCGACGAGAACGTTTTATGCAGGTGATCGGACAATGCCGGTTTATACGTTCAACGAACAGCTGTCCACTTATGTTTGGCAAAATTTATCAGTTGACTTTATCGAACAATAAAACAGAAAGGAGGGTAAATATTTGATTACACAAACTACAGCTGCCACGGCTGCATGGAAAGCATCCCAAAGAACACTTGATACAGTGGTGACGATTGACGGAACGGATTATCATACGTCTGATATAACATCAATTGCCTATGACGGCGGGGCATTTACCGGCGATACATTTTCGATTGGGTCGACTTATGAAAACAGTGTCACGATAACTTTTTCCCATTTGGTCGAGGGTCTTGTCCAAGGACAATTAGTGGTTCCAAAAGTCGGTGTCAAATTGACGGATGGAACTTTCGAATACAGTCAATTAGGAATATTCGTTATTTCGGATGATATCGAAATGGACCGTAACAATGATGTGACGACTATCAAAGCTTACGATTTGATGTGCATGCTGGAAGGAACTTATACCTCAAAACTCACTTACCCGGCCAAAATGACAGATGTTGTTGCTGAGATTGCGAGTTTGTCCGGAGTACCGTTTAATTCTGACGATATTGCCCGTTTGCCTCTTATGAACAACCTAGCCAAAGCAATTACCGGGCAGACTTATCGAAATGCGATCGGGTGGATAGCCCAGTTTTATAGTGGCTTTGCCTTGTTTGACCGTGACGGCAGGCTGACAATCAGAACGATTAACGATACGGATTATGCGATTGATGCCGGCCAGTATTTACAGGGTGGCTTAACCAAAAACGAAGCTGCCTATGTGATCGGCGGGATTCAATGCCAGGTCACGACGACTACGACTGATTCGGATGGTAATTCGACTGACGACACGACCACTTTACAGTCTGGCAACAGCAGCGGATCACAAATTGTTTTAACCAACAACGTCATGACACAAGAACGTTTGGATACGATTTGGGCAAAGCTGCAGAATCTGACTTTCTATCCCTTCAGCTTGAATTGGTTCGGCAATCCGGCGATCGAAGCCGGCGACTGGTTTGCTTTGCAGGACACGAAAGGCAACCGTTTCAACGTACCGAATTGTTCTTACACGATGACTTTTGATGGAAGCTTTTCTTCTGTCTCATCGGCTCAACAGATTTCGACATCGTCCGATATTTATTCTTACAATGGCGATTTAACATCAGCTATCAATAAATTAAAATCGCAAACGGCCGGATTAAATTCCTATACGCATATCGCTTATGCCGATGATGCTACTGGAAAAGGTTTCTCACAAGATCCTACTGGCAAAGCATATTTGGGCGTTTACACGGATTCCAATTCTATCGATAGCATGGATCCAAATAAATACGTTTGGATGAAAACAAAAGGCAGTGATGGAACAGCTGGAGAAAAAGGAGACACCGGGCCCGTCGGGCCGCAAGGCATTAAAGGCGATACAGGTTCCAATGGCCAAACTTCTTATCTTCATATCGCTTATTCCGATTCTGTCGATGGAAAAACGAATTTCAGTATTACTTCTGCCGGCTTAAGGCAGTATATCGGAACTTATACAGATTTTACATCGACCAGTAGTTCCGACCCGACTAAATATGTCTGGCAGCAGACCAAAGGAGACACAGGTGCACAGGGCTCGGCCGGAACTGATATCACAGCGATCACTTATGGGTCGACTGCTCCAAGCAGCCCTAAAGAAGGGGATGTTTGGTATAAGCCCAACGGCAATTCTATTCAGATTGAAATTTATCATAACGGTTCATGGGTGCTCGATATCGATGATTCGATCGGGCAGAGAATTACCGATGCTACTGAAGATGCCCTAGCTAGTTCCAAAACTTATACCGACGATACGGCCAAAAATGTAATTGCCGAGTTGAGTTCGATCAACAAGATTGTCAATTCGGAATTTGATACTGACACAGCTCAAAAGAATGTTGTTGAGAGTTCAACAACTGTGCCGACTCCTAATTCAAAAGGGTATGCCGATCAAACAATTGTTGGACGCAATTTGTTAAAAAACACGAGTGCTTTTGCCAATACGACCCACTGGAGCAATTCTGGCAGCGGTTCTTCTTTAGCAATTGTTTCGCATGCTTTTTATCAAAATGGTCAAGGTAAGTTACTAAAACTTTCGACTTCCGGAACTACGGAAGTATTTTTAATGTCCGAGCACTTTTCCGTCCAAGCCGGTGAAAATTATACTTTCCAGCTCAAAGCCTTCAATAACTCCAGTACAATTTCAATGGACTTCTTTGCTTTGGGACGCCCAGCGGGGAGTACCTCTGATTACACAAAAGTTGTCGCAAGCAAGCTGAATATGCAGCCTTCTGTCAGTGGTATTGGAACCTTTTCGTTTTCTTTTACGGTTCCCGATGGTATCGGGGAACTTTATATAAGAGTCGATAACAACGGTTCGAAGACTTCCGGCAGCAGTGCTGATCTCTACGTTACTGAGATGAAATTAGAAGTTGGAGATTTGACTCCTTATGTCAAAGCACCTGAAGATTTGGCTATTGCTAATTGGAAAGACACGATTATTCATGACCCGGCAGACGGCACTTATGTCGTTTCCGGCACAACGTCAACCAAAGCCTCAACGATTCAAGTGAAGAACTCAGCCGGTACGATTGTTGCATCTCAGGATCTCAGCCAGCCTAAAAATTCCGATCAGACATTTACGCAAGGCAGTTTTTCGGCTGTCACTCACGATAACGACGATGGGACCGGCACGGCTAGCATTCCTACTCCGACTGCTGGTACTTCTTTGATAGTTGCCGATGAATTAAATAAAAATATTTATTCGAACAACAATATGAGTGTTCCCAATCTAGCTAAGGATAGCGAAATGCTATTGGGACTGAGCGGAACTGATTCGGATCCGCATTTTTCTTATAACTTGGCAGGCTTTGTATCTATTGTTGCCAACGGCTATAACGGCCGCAACGTCTTGGATATCAAAAGGTCCAGCGGTTCTGGAACTTTGGTGGCGATTACGGCATATCAAAATTCGGTTCCAGGAGATGCCTGGTCGATGGGATTTTATTACCGGGTTCTTACTGATACAACTTTTTCAAATGATTCTTCCTGCTACTTTGATCCAAGAACATCAACCGGGACCGCAGCAACTGTACAAGGAAAAACCAGTTTAACCGCTGGGACCGCATGGCGGTATGTAAAACTCGAAGATGCGGTAATGCCAAGTACAACCGCCAAGGTACGTTTTCGTTTTGATATGCTGGGAACCGGCCATATACAAATTGCACTGCCAATGATGGCTAAGTCTGTAAAAGCAGTCGATTACGTACCAGATACAACCGACGTTTCCAAATGGGCGGCAATACTACCAGCTGATGGAAAAAGCTATAAAGCTACGATCAAAGGGCCTAATGATGCAGCTGCAACAATTTTGAATTTCAATATGCCGACAGAGATTGATCGATATAATTTTTTGTCTTCTTTTCCGGCAGTTATGGGAAATTACACGCTGGTTTTATCGGAGGCGGCTTATTCTTTTACAGTTCAGCAGAATCTTTTTCCAGTTACTTCGAACGGTTATCTTGTTTCAAAAACCGGCGTCATTTCCGGAAAGGCACCTAACAATACTTCTGTTATCTATTTGCTTTCCAGTTCAGGAGGAAGCTATTCGACCGGCGTTCAATCGGATGGCAGTTTTGCTATTTCAGTCAACACTGATGGCAGCAGCTATACGATTCATGCCGAATACCAGCAAAGCTATCTCGGTCTGACCGATTGGCACGATTTCAGTCCGGACCTGCCGGCTTCTTCCTATCTATCGGCTAATGAACTTGTTTCTGGATCCAAAGTTATTGAAGTGACTAACAATACACTTTATGTCGATGATATTCCGAGTTTTGCCAATGTTGCGATCTCTGTTGGCGCTCAGTTTAAATTGATTGCCGGAACGGCTAAATTGGTCGTTGTTTTTTATAAAAACGATGGAACCAATCTGGGAACCCAATCGGTTTCGATTTCCGGCAGCGATTGGACGAGTTTTAGTTTGACAAATATCGTTACACCGGCAAATGTCGATTATATCCGGATCATGGTCCAGGCATCATCCGGGACCGTTCGCTTTACTCGGACCATTCTGGTATTTTCGTCCAGTCTTCCTTCTTATACACCAGGCATTGGCATTTCCGGCAAAGGCGTTCTCGGTTTATTCAACAACAATTATGTGTTGGGGATGTTAAACAATGCCGGAGCCGTGGTATCTGGTATAAACGGCAATACAGATGGTTTGCGTTTGACAGGAAAAACGATTTCTTTGGATGGCGATACAGTGGCCACCGGTGATTTTTGGGCAAGCCAGATTAATGCAATCAAAATTAATGCTGCCAACATTGTGGCTGGTGAGATCGATGCCGATATTATTCACGTTATCCACCTGGATGTTTCCAGTTTGACCGGTGATATTACTTCGTTTATTAAATCTAATTGGGCAGATCCTTACGGAAATAACATCGATATTGAAGGATCGGAAATTTCTCTGCATGACAACCAAAAAAACTACGAAATGCTTATCAAGGCCAGCGAGATAGATATCAATAACCTAAACGACGGTTCCTACACGAAAATCAGTAATGGAAATATTGAAATGGCTAATAGTTCGCCCACTGGTCACATCGAAAGCGTCGGCGGTTTGGTGCTCGGAGAAAACGTTATCGACGAACGCTTGAATGGTATCTATTTAATTGCCAACACTTACGGCAAAGGCGGGACAAATCATAATGTCGATAGCGATAATTACTGGGCTGCCGATGATGTCGGAATTGCATATAGAAACGATGCCACAAACGAGAATTTCGGTGTCGCTTATCGTTACAACGTCACCAGTGGACTTAACCTTTTTTTTGCTCCGGTCGATTTCAATGGCTATAAATTCAATATCCAGGGTGCTGGAGAAACTTTTAATCTGACATGGGTATCATGGTCCGATCTTGCTTCCGGTTGGAAGTATCCAGCCATTCATTCTTATGGTTCAGCAGCTAAAGGTGGTATCGCAATTGGTGGAAATGCCGTCTATGCATTCGGATTGGCTGGGCGTACGCAATTAATTTAATTTCAGAAAGGGCATAAAATATGCACACTACATTAAATCAGGATTTTAAAGATGCCAACGGAAACGTTCTTTATACTTTGTCGACTGTTTTGAATGGGGATGGCAAGACACCAGTTGTTCAAACGGTTGGGAGTACAGCTCCTGTAGGTTTTAACGATGACGGTTCACCGATTATGCCTCAAATAGACGAAGAAAAGCTGATCACCGATCAGCAATCTTTTATGTCCCGAGCCATTACGGTTCAAAAAGTATTAAGCCAGTCCAATGGGATTAATCCGTCGCTGGTAAACATGATCGGAGCTGAAAATGATTCAAAAGATAATACTTAAAAGGCGCTTTCTAGCAGCTTCGATCAAACTGCTGGCCGATCTGGCCAATTCAGGTGGCATGAATGTCAAAGAGGCCAGGGCAGTTAAGTTTTTCATTAGAGACGCAAGCCCAAAACAACAGGAGATCCAGGAAATAACCAAGGACCTGGTCAAAAAGCATGTAGGAAAGTACGACAAGAAAGGCGTACCTTTCTTTAAAGATGATTCAATTGAAAAAACTTTTTATAAAGATCTGTTCGATGCCCTTGATGAAACGATTACGATTGTTCCGGCCTTCGATCAGCAGTTTACCGTTTTAAAGCATTTCTTTGATAATTACGAAGGCGAATTGCCAAAAGGCAATCGAGTAGGTTTTGATATATTTACGGATACTTTGGAGAAAGGAACCAGTGATTAATGGAAACTTTCTTTAAAGATGCTTTGACTTTCTTAGGGGTGATCCTAGCTGCCTATATCACGGCTAAGATCACTAGCTCATTAAAAAATGAACCAGCCTTTGCCGACAAAGTAATCCAACAGACCGATACTATTGTTGATTTACAAGAAAATGTTTCCAAACTAAAAGGGAAACAATCGGAGGCCGAAGAACAACATGCTAAAGATACGGAACTGATCAAGAAGCTCTTGGATCAAAATCAGGAAAACCAAAAGCTTATCAAAACCCTGCAGGATCAAAATAAGATTCTAAAAAAACAGAACAGACTCTTGTTTGATTATGCCAAACGCAACGGTTTTCCTTTAGACGATATCCTAGCAGGCAAAGCATCATGAACCGACAATTTAATATTTTGAAATTTATATGCAGCGCTGGATTATTTCTCTTCAGCGTTTTTATTTTGGAGGTAATTTTCAATTGAAAAATAAAAATTTAAAAACAATTCTGATAACAGTTTCGGCCTTATCGGCTTTTGCGGTAACTTCACCAGTCTTTGCAGCTAAAGGCGACCAGGGAGTGGATTGGTCGGTCTATCAGAGTAAAGCCGGCAAATTCGGCTATAATACTGATAAGTTTGTTATCAGCCAGATCGGTGGGACTTATAACGGGTCTTATATCGATCAAACGACTTATAAGACTCAAGTAGCTTCTGCAATTGCCGCTGGCAAATATGCCCACACATATATCTGGTTTCAGGTTGGTTCCAGCCAGGCATTAGCTAAAGCGGCCATGAATCATTTTCTGCCTAATGTTCAAACCCCAAAGGGGTCTATTGTTGCTTTGGACTATGAAGCAGGAGCAACGGGCGATAAAAAAGCCAATACCCAAGCTATTATCACGGCCATGCAGATGATCAAAGATGCTGGCTATACGCCAGTTCTTTATTCAGGCGCTTATTATATGAGTACTTATATCAATACCACTGAAATCGGGGCTAAGTTTGGAACTTGCTTATGGGTTGCCAGATATGCCACTAATGATGTTAGTTCTGCACCTAACTACGCTTACTTCCCGTCAATGGATTACGTTTCTATTTGGCAGTTCACCAGCAACTATGTAACTGGCGGCTTGGATGCTTCGGTAGCCTTGACCGGGATTACCGACAACGGATATAAGGGGACGACTACTTCATCTACTGGAAAGACAACTGTTTCGACTACTACTTCTACACCATCCGTGAAAGCCGGTCAACAAGCCAATAACACACCGAAGAGTTCGATCGTTATTGGCGACACGGTCAAAGTCAATTTCTCGGCTTCTAAGTGGGCAACTGGCCAAGCTATTCCCAGCTGGGTGAAAGGCCAAAGCTACAAAGTAGCGCAGGTATCGGGCAACAATGTTCTCTTAGCTGGGATTGATTCCTGGATCAGCAAGTCTAATGTTGAAATTCTCTTAACGAATGATACTACAGCTAAGCTAACTAGTTCCACTACTTCTAGTTCATCCACATACACAGTTCAAAGTGGCGATACATTATCCGGCATAGCAGCTAAGTATGGCACGACTTATCAGAACTTGGCTTTACTAAACGGAATTAAGTCACCATATATCATTATTCCAGGAGAGAAGCTAAAGGTCGCTGCTACAGCTGCTAGTGCTACCAGTTATTACAAAGTAGTTTCTGGTGATACATTATCTAGTATTGCCAGTAAGTATGGAACAACTTATTTAAAGCTTGCTTCATTAAATGCAATTAAATCACCCTATGTAATTTATGTAGGGAAAACTATCAGGGTTAAATAAAAGGAGAGAAATTATGAATCTATCAAATATCGATGTTACCGCATTAATTATTATTATCGCCGCCGTCTGGTTTGTCGTCCAAAGCATCAGTGCTACTAAGCTGCCAAACAAATTTCTACCGTTAGTATCAATCGTAGTAGGAATAGTTATTTCTGTTGCTTATTCCTATTTAAGTACTAAAAACATTCAATTAGAACAGGACTTATTCTTTGGCCTCTTTGCCGGTTTTAGCGCTTCTGGTTTAGACGACACCTTAACGAAGTCTGTTTCCGGACTGATCAATAGTTTTGTCGGCATCCTAGTCTCAAAGGCAGCTGATTCAGCTTCTATAACAGATACTTCTGCAAGTCCTGATACGACTGCTTCAACAACTAAATAATGTTTTACAATATGTGTGGATACTAGCAATGAGGTATCCATCCATAAACATCTCTATTGAAAACACCCACTGGATTAATTTCCAGTGGGTGTTTTTTTGTGTCATAATAAAAAAATAGTTAAGGGAGGTGATAGTGATGAACCAAACGGTCAATCAGATTAATCTAAGAATTTTTTTATTAAATAATCTATTATCAAGAGGAAAATGTTCTATTGAAAAAACTAAGAAGAGCGCTATCAACCGAACTAACTCAAATTTATATGATGGGCTACGACACATGGTCTGAACATCAATCAGTCGCAGCTTATCTACAAGAATGCCATTCTTCGACTAAATATCAGCGGGGTACTTGGTGGGTTCTTGCAGAACAAGACCAGTTGCTAAGTTCGTTAATTATTTATAAATTGTCTGATCGTGTATTGGGAATTGGATCAGTTTCTACTAATCCGGTTCACCGGAATCAAGGCTATGCCACGATCATGCTAAAACAATTTATGGCCTCCTATCCGTCATGCAATTTCTTTTTGTTCAGTGATATTGATCCGTCTTTTTATAGACGGTTGGGGTTTCAGACTGTCGGGCAGGAAGATCAACCATATTCAGACACGGCACTGATGTATTATCCTCAGGATTTTTATCCAGAGAAAGATCGGCTGCCAACTTATTTTTAGATTCACAGATAAGCCTTATGTTAGCAACAAATAGTCTATAAACTACCCTTGATTAATTTCGTGGGTGTTTTTTGTTTATCTTCAAGCGTAAAATCTTTATAGAGGATTTATGATGATTGAAAACGGTGCTATTAGCCATATTGAAATATATGTTAGCGATTTAAAAGCTTCTAAACGTTTTTGGTCCTGGTTATTGGTATCACAGTTTGATTACAAAGTTTATCAGCAGTGGGACAAAGGAATTAGCTATATTTTAAACGGCACTTATCTTGTTTTTGTACAAACCGATCAAGATAAATTGGTATTTGATTACAACAGGACTCATATTGGTCTGAATCATTTGGCCTTTCATGTAGATAGCAAACAAGCGGTTGACGGTATCAGAGAAAAGGTTCAAGACAATAAATATAAGGAACTGTATGCTGAACGGTATCCTTTTGCTGGCGGACCCGATCACTATGCCTTATATTTTGAAGACCCAGATCGAATCAAAGTTGAGATTGTAGCTTCTAATATTTGAGTTCTAATTTTTTGGATTAACTCAAAACCCACTGGCTATATGCTGGTGGGTTTTTATTATTTAGATTAATTTATTTTAAACGTTTGATAAATTATTAAAAGAACTATAATTATGCTGTTTTTAACTTTAAATTTTATTATAGGGAGCTGGATGAGATGAACACTAGAGAGACTATTAATATCAAGGATTTAACTAATATGATTGATAATCCTAGAACTGGCAAAGTCGAAAATGAAGAGGATGAAATTAAAAGCATATATGAAATGAACCCAAGAAAATTAGTTAATCTTGCTAAAGCTATAGCTGAAAATGGTTATGAGAATGCTTACACGGTAATTATTGTAAAAGATAAGAATAAGAATATTGTTTATGACGGTAATAGAAGGTTGGCCGCTCTTAAACTATTGCTAAATACTGAAGATTATGATTTTTTGAGAACTTCGGACAAAAAAACTTTAATAAAATTGCGTAAGGAGCATGTAATTCCTGATTCTATTGAAGTTGTCGTCAAGGGAAAGAAACAAGCACTGCAGTATATGAAACTTTCACATGGATATCAGGGTACTGGATCAGAACATGAAAACTGGGATTCAGTTAGTAAACAACGATTTAGTACATTGTTTGGTGAGGAAGAACCAATCATAATATTAATTGATGAATTTAAAAGTAAATTTAACGAAGAAATCACAAACATCTTACCTAATACTACGATAACACGTATTTTAAGCAATTCTGCTGTTAAAAACAAGTTGAATATTGACATAAATAAGAGAAAACAATATTCAAAAAAAGAATTAGAGACGATTAAATTAGTTTTGGAAAAGGCTAAAAATATTTCTAGTGATCATGGACAAAAAGCGTCGCGTTTTTTAAATACTGATAAACAGATAAAGAAATATTTAATACCAGAATTGGAT